TTTCATTAAATATCATCTCTTTTGACACCTTCAGTGTAATCTGTCCTGTCGTTGATCCAGACGCAATTGACATCCCATTACCGGCGACAAGATATGATTTTCCATCTGTTAGCTGTGTCAGCGAGCCTGACATTCCTGAAGTAAACAATCCTTTATTAGAAAATTCTCCAATATAGACATATGCATCAATGTATCTTGGGTTTGATGCATTGTCGCCCGTCCCTGGTGGATCTTGCTGGAAAAATATTCCATTAAAGTAGTCTAATGACCAGTCTCTGGAATCTAGTACTGGTATTTGAGTTTGACCGCTACTTGTATGGTATGTTTTACCTTCATAGTCTAAGTCAAAGCTCGGTGGAATTAGTTGCAAAGAACCTGTTGTAAGATACAACACTCTACCATTTGTGAATGGGTCTGTTCCTTTTTTTGGATTTTTTGATTTTGATACGTAATCATCGGGCAGCTGAAGTGCAAATCCGTGACGACCGTCGCTTGTATCTGAGCCGGCTATAAAAGATGCGGACAATCTTAAAAATTCTACTACACCTTCACCTAGTGAATTTGACAAGATATGATAATTTGAAGCTGACCCTGTATGTGAAGGTATTGTCTGAGCAAAAATTGTATTAGACGAAACAGTAAGGCCTGACGGTAAAGCTTCATTTGCAACATCTTTGTCGTTTGAAGTATGCGCTTTTCCAACTAGCTTCTTTATTGATATAAGAATCTTTGAAGTATCAGACAAAGCCATATTTTACCCTACGACCAAGACACAGTCATTTGACTAATGTATCCTGTAAAAGATGCATCAGCTTCAATTCTTATACAGACATACTCGTTGCTAGCTACAAATTGTGTTCCAAATGTTGCTGTATTTGTTGCATTAAGCGATGAATCAAGAGACCCGGCAAGACAGCCGTTATTATTAGCTACTTGTCCAGTAGAAAAGTCTGATGCTAAGTCCATCCATCCTGTTGCTTGATTTCCTGATGATGTGGGCAATTTTAAAAATACCCTCAACCTGCTTGAGTTTAGTGCTGTATCGCTAGACACTATTGTGCCTGAACCATTTATTGTTAAAGAAAATCCTGTTTTTGAGCCTCCTGAATTGTTCTGAAAATATCTATAAAATGTTCTCTGTCCGCTTGTTATGGCACTGTAGTTAACATTATTCGCTGGACCGTTTGAAATTACTGAAAAATTTCCACTATTGGCACCTTGATTTGGTGAGTAGAGTCGCTGATTATAAAACATTAAACCGTCTGCATATCCAGTGTTTGACCCGGACATATGTTTGTCACCGCTCCAAGAATTATCTGCATGAGTTACGCTTGCTTGTGTATCATAGCTTCCAGATATTATCCTATAGTTTTCTCTTCTAAAAGTCTCACTTAAAACACTAGAGTTGTTTGAGTAAGCCCACATTAGAATGCCTGATATGCTTTGAGATCCTCCTGTAGAGAGATTTGACTTCAACGGGTGTGATACATTAACTGAAGCAGAGATTGATGCATTTAAAAGTGAATTTGCATTAATTGTTGCGCTTCCAGTTAAGTGAAGAACCTTATCCTCATCATTACCAGCAGCGGGCATCGACTGATTTGATATTGTGCAATTTGTCTCTGTAAACGTTATGTTTGATGTTGAGTAAACATTTTTGTAAGCATTTGTGACCCTAACCCTATATTGAGCTGAACCGGCCGTGTGGTACTTAACCCCTGACATTCTTAGATCTCCTGACATGGCAAGTGTATCAAGTGCAGAGCCGGCGGATGCAAGTGCATTATTGTCAGAGTCATTAACCCACTCAACATAATTTGTTGTTACATCTCCGCTTGTTAGACTATGCACGATGTTTGCGTAATTCCATCCCTGTCTCTGATTAGCAGCTGCTATTGTGTATCTTCCCGTTCTGTGTTGAAATAGATCTAGTGCGGTACCGTCACTAAAGTTGGCACTTCCAGTCTTGCTTAGAATAGTAAAGCCTGAGCCGTTTCCGCCAACAGATGATCCACCACCGCTTCCCGGGACACCTGATCCTTCAAATGTTGAAAGATCAACACTGTGAAGTAATGATCCATTTACATATAGCTTAAGTGTTCCTGAATCAGCATCTCCAAAAGAGTTTGCTGGATAATTTACTTGTCCTGATGTGTGCGTATCTGCAGTCACATCTTCATTTAAGTCACCAGTTACTGCTGTTGAACCATTAAGCAAGCCTATTCTTAAATTATTGCCGCTGGTCGAGGAGCCAAACGTGCCATCAACGGCGACGGCGCTAAATCCTGCTGATGTGCTATGCGCTGTATAATTTGTAACTGTGTTTGATGGACCAAATGAAAGCTTTCCAGAGACGCTGGAGTTGTTATAGTCAATATCATCTAAGGATGATGCAGGGCCTGGTGCAAGAGCTTTTAGGACTTCATTAAACCTGTCAACAATAGTTCCCAAAACTGTGTTTGGTGCTATATCTGCAAATAAACCGTCAGAATACGTGCCATCTTCAGGATCACCTATGTTAACACTTCCAGATATATCCCCTGACCCAGTTAGCTGAAAGCCTGAAGAGAATGATGGCGCGTCTGAGAATGAAGCCTGGCCGGACGTAACATTAAATCCTGCATCAAATGACGGGGCAGCTTGAAATGCTGTTGATCCTGTGACTTCGAAACCTGACTGGAACTTAGGTTGATTGACAAAGTTAGAAGTACCTGAAACAACTAAACCTGCTGCAAAAGTAGGTGCTGCTGCAAATGTTGCCTGACCAGCGGCGACGTTAAGGCCACTATTAAAAGTAGGTTCATCTTTAAAATTAGCAGAGCCTGTTAATTGAAAACCTGCTTCAAAATTTGGTGCAGACTCAAATGTCATTGAATCCTCAAATGCTGTGTTACCAGCGACCTGCATGCCGCCGGCGATTTTCAAAGGAGAACCTCCGTGGAGCGTTCCTGATATTACAACGTCTCCTCCAAAAAGTGCTGTACCTCGATCAGCAGTGCCTTGTGACCCCTGAGAACCCGATACAAAAAAGTTTACATCGATATAACCGTCTTCGCTGATCGAAGCGGGCGCGCCACCAGATAGAAATAATATTCTAGATGATGTTGCTGATATTGAATTTTGTACTTCAAAACTGCCAGAAACTAATAAATGACCTGAGGCCACCTCGTCGACTTCTACGACTTGCTTTTCTGCGTACAATGTACCAGATACGACTACGTCGCCTCCGAATACCGAAACGCCTATTTTGTTATTTAATTTTGAGTCGGTTGCGCCACTTATAAATAAGATTGTGTCGCTGCCTAGCTTTAAGCTACCACCTTCTAGAGGGACAGATCCTGTCTTAAACAGAATATTTGTGGGTGAAAATCCACCAAAAGCATTCGATGCTTGTATAATGCCTACGGAACCCGAAGACTCTGTGACCCTTATCGCCGTCATAACCTAACCTAAACTCAACTTAACAAAACAGTTATTTATATATTACTGACCTCAAAACAGAATTAAACCCTAGCGAAACAAATCGTTAGATTCAATTAACGTATATGTAAAAGAATTCCCCCAAACTTCTTTAGCTTTTTTACAAATTTCTAAAAATTCACACCAGTCGTCGTTTGAAGCTATGACTTGACAGCCTGCTGACCACCTGTCTACTTGCAAAGATTTCGCGGCAGACACTGATGTTGCTCTATGAATATTTATACCAAATACTCCTTCCATTAAACTTTCTTCTAATAGATTGAAATTGTCGTCTCTATTATTGTCTCTATAGACTTTAACAGCCTTTCGCTGACAAAGTGCTTCATATTTTCCTTGGTGCAAAGCTATCTTATGAGATCCTCGATACTGGGCCGGCTTTAATATTGCAACGCCTTCTTTTCTCATAACATTTTCGACCCAGTGTGTACCAGGATCTGTCGTACAGTCATAGCAATGAAATTTCCACACTCCGCCGAGCTTGTACGATATTGTTAGTTTGTCATCAAACATATTTGTAACTTTGCCAAGCGTCTCACTATTTCTAATGCCGACAATGTTTACGTCATAATCTTTATTGTTTTTATCTTCAAACCAGGTGTAGCCTTTCTTTTTAATAGCTCTTTCTATTTCTTCTCTTGCTAAGTCTTTCACTACTGATCCTTCGTATACTGATTTAACATGTAAGCGTAAGATTCATATTGATTTGATGATGTTGATAAAAAGTCGTCCATCCCCAACGTTAGCATATTCTCCTTTAGTAAGAGTTCTTTTAGAATCTCCATGCCCTTCATATGGTCGACAAGAATGCAAAGTGCAACCATCGCAATAGACATTTCTGACATGTCAGATGGTGATTCATATTTTTCAAGGATTCCCGAAGCTACTCTTGACAAAGTAGTTGGGCATGCCAATTTCTCATCGTCCATCAAGTACACAGCTTTTTCTGTAACTTTGTCAAAATCATCTGATAATGATTGGTATATCCTTCCAAACAAAAGCTCATGATTAGCAACAAAAGACGACCCTTTTGTTAAATGATGTGCAGCATGCATCCACAATTCAATTGCTTTTGCAAATCCTATATAATGTAAAAGTGCGTCTCTAAGCATAGTTTACTCCAATAGATAAATATCATACAAAAACCAAAAATACCCATGCATAGATTTCTTTAGTTTTAGAATTATACTATTAGTCAAAATCTATGCTGACATTAATTTTTACATTAAACGTAGGTATTCTTAAATGATTTGCGAGATTCAATCTTTTGCACTCATCAGACTCAAGAAACCAATCTGCATGTCCGCGTTCATGAACTTTTTTAACAAAAAAGTCATCTGGGTGGCCACAGTTCCTTGCCATCATTTGATATACCTTTCTGTTTAGTCTGTCTGTCTCTTTTGCAGAAGCTTTTATCTCTTCATTTTTACCCCACTGAGCACTAGAGACATCATGAATCATAACAGTCGCATCTTTGTCCATGAATCTCAAACCATCATCTCCAAAAGAAAAAAGAATTGCGCCGCATGACATTGCTTTCCCTTCGACAATTGTTGCAATAGGTATCGGACAAGATTTTATTGTTGAAATCATTGACATTAGTGAATAAACTTGGCCCCCGTATGAGTCAATAACAACAGGTATAACTTTTTGTCCTGTGTTTTGAGCAATAGAGATTTTATTTCTAAAATCTTCTGCTGTCTCTTCGTCAAACTTATTAACAATAATAATAACAGGTTGATTTAATAATTCAAATTCTTTTAGAAGCGGCGAGGCTTCAAACTTCCACAACATAGTTTCTCCTTAATATTTTATCCACACTTACTTGCGCCACATGACTTACAAGTAACACAACCTTCTTGATAAATTAATGAATCATCGATCCCACAAATCCAGCATGTCTTGTCGCCGCCAATCGATCCATTTGGAATGAATTTTTTCAAACATCTGGCAATGACTTTGCTAAAACTAAACAAATCAGCTTCTTTGTCTTTTTGAAGTTGCTCGACAACATATTGTATTGGTGCTCCGTGTCGCAGCGCAAGCGAAATTGTTCTTGTATAACCTGCGTGGTTTGGATTATCAAAAACAGCAACGACATCCTTGATTACAAATTCATCATCGCCTATACCACAGTGAAGATCATACTTTGAAAGCATTGTTTTTCTTTGTCGTCTTCTTAGTTCAGCGTACTGATGTTTCTTTGGAATTTCAATATATCTACTTAATCCACCAATTACTTCGTATGGGCGGCCTTCCAGCAACCCAACAAGTATTGTCCATTTCTCGCCTTGAATCGTTGCGTGATAAATTTCACATGGTAGCATTTCAGGGCGCTTCGGTGCATTGTTGTCAATAAAGATCATATTTTCTCTATCTTTATCTTGACTTCCTGTTCCTTCATCTTCTTTATTAACAAGCACACCTGCCCTAGATCCATCTCTATAAACTGTAACACCTTTACAACCTGCTTTCCAGCCTGCCATATACACTTCTTTAACTGTGTTAACATCAATGTCGCCGGGCAAGTTTGTAGTATTTGATATTGCATGACAAATCCACTTTTGTGCAACACCTTGCATTTTTACTTTAGATACCCAGTTAATTTCGCTTGCTGTTGCTCCTGAATACGGACTCATTGCAGCCATGTTGTCATTAGTAAGGTCGTCAAATATTCCACTGCTTGATTCTTTAATATGTTTCATCCACTTATTAAACCCATGATGATATACAGTGTACTCTTGCCACTTATCCCCGCTATCATCAATAAAATCGATACTTGCATTCTCGTCGTTTGGATTAATTTTCTTTCTTCTTGTGTAGTGGAGCATAAAAGATGGTTCTATTCCGCTTGTTGTCTGTGTTAAGACGGAAACAGATCCTGCAGGTGCAGTTGTTGTATTTGCAATATTTCTTCTACCAAATAATTTATTATACTGACGGGCATTATTAACAAAATTATTAGGAAGAGACTTGGCAGGCATTTTATCAATTGAATCAAATATTCTGTCTAAGAAAGGATGATTTTCTTCTCGCTCTGCATTGTGTATAGGAAATACGCCTCTTGTCTTTGCCATCTCCATTGACGAAATATATGAGTGTGTAGCAAGCCACTGGTATATCTTCTCTGTTGTTTTTATACACTTGTCACTTCCGTATTTTTGACCTAGCATTGCTATAGTATCGCCTAACCCTGTAATACCAAGCCCAGTCCTTCTTCCGGCGAGTGCTTGCCGCTTGATATTCTCCCAAAGATCTATCTCAATTTTTTTAACTGAATCAGGTTCAGGATCGTTTTTTATTTTTTGAACAATCTTGTCAACTTGCTCAATTTCTAAATCAACCATGTCATCCATTAACCTCTGAGCTTTTCTTGTGACTTCTGCAAATTCTATATAGTCAAACTTTGCCGTTTCATCCCAAGGTTTTTTTACAAATGCTGTCAAGTTAACAAGCATTAATCTACAGCTGTCATAAGGTGACAAGATTATTTCTCCGCATGGGTTAGTTGAAACAGAACCAAAGCCTTCTGCTTCGTAGATATCAGCTGGTGTCATTTTCTTAGCTGTATCCCAAAACAGAAGGCCCGGCTCTGCCGAAGCGTGTGCTGACTCTATAATTTCTTGCCACAAGTCGCTAGCGCTAACATACTTTTGTATGTCAGGATTGCTAGAATCAACTGGAAAGCGCAGTTCTAGTTCATCACCCCCTTCGACTGCACACATAAATTCCTCTGTAAGCCTAATAGAAATATTAGCTCCAGTCACACGCTTCAAATCTCGCTTAATCTTTATAAAATCTCTAATTTGTGGATGATGAACTGATATCGTGAGCATAAGTGCCCCTCGGCGTCCACCTTGAGCAACTTCTCTGCAAGAGTTGCTAAATCTATCCATGAATACTTCAATGCCGTCAGTTGTCTTTGCAGCGTTCGATGTATTTAATCCTTTTGGTCTAATATTAGAAATATCAAAACCAACGCCTCCGCGGCGTTTCATAATCTGAACCTGTTCTTGATCTGTTTTAAGAATCCCACCATAGCTATCGTATGGCGATTCAATAACAAAACAATTTGAAAGTGATTGTATATTGTAATCATTTCCTATCCCAGACATCGGTGAACCTTGAGGGACAATATACTTAAACTTATCAAAAAGATTAAAAATCTCATCTCCTGACATTGGATTTTCATACTTGGCTTCAATTCTTGCAAATTCTGACGCTAGCCTTCTATGCATATCGCTTGGATCTTTTTCAAGATAGTCGCCGTTTGTGTTTTGTAGTGCATATTTTCCTACAAAAACACTTGCTGCAAGACTATCTCCATGAAAGTACTCAAGTGATGCTGTAAAAGCTTCGTCATAAGTGTGCATATTTTCTCCTAAGTTCATCAAATTGCTGAAGTTATCTCTTTCCATTTAGATTTTAACATGTCTTTTGTTCCTGTATTATGAGATTCAATAAGATCTGCAACAGAAAGCTTAGAAGCATCATCAATTATCTTAATAGTGGATCTAGATGTATCAATCTTTATAGGAAATAAAACTCCATCTTTTCCTGCTCTATTTTTTGCAACAAAAAGTCTTCCTGTCCCAGACTCCTTTTCTTCTGGCTTTCTTGATATTGAAATAACAATATCAGCTACCATAGCTTTGCCATATGCTTCTGACATATTTTCAAGGCCTACAACTGCTGCATTCGAAGCTTCTCTGTTTGCTTGCGACGCTGTCCAAACTGGAATATTTAGCTCCATTGCAAGATTTCTTAATTCTTCGTACACTAGCTTTAATTCATGTCTGAGCGAGTCGTATGTTCTAGTTGACCTCATGATATCTGCATAGTCTATGATTATTAGTGAGGGTACAAAGTCTTTCATTGATAATTTTTCAATATGATTTCTTAGTGTTACAATGCTTGCTGCACCCGTTGGATACTGTTTTATTATCAATCGTCCATAGTCTTCTTTTTCATAGCTTTCTAGGACACTTTCTTTTGAGTCTATAACATCTGATGACGGGATGTTGCATAAATTAGAATCATATCTTATACCTACCGATGTTTCTGAAAGCTCGAAAGTATAGTGTAGAACATTTTTTCCTCTTCTTAATGCTTCTGCTCCCATTGCGACAAGCCAGTGCGACTTTCCAACGCCTGTCGGTGCAACGATAACACCTATTTCGCCTCTTGAAAGACCACCGTTTAGTATTTCTTTTGAGTCTAAGTGTGCTAATCCTGTAGGGCAGCATACTCTACTAATTTCTGAGAATCTTGCTTCGTGATCAACAAAGAAGTCATGACCGACAGAAGATCCGGATCCTTTTGATACTGCATCTTTCATTATGCTAACAACAGACTCATAATTCTCTTCTGATATTGCCTTCACACTGTCTTCAAGCGCTTGCTGTAAAACTTGTTTTTTGCAAAAGTCTAAAGTTTTGTCCTTTACGTAGTCTAAGTCACCCAAGCTTGGGGCTGTCTTTACTCTAGAAAGATACTCTACAACTTGATCCCTTAAAATTATATCTGAACCCTGTGAAAGTTCATCCCTAATAATAGAAACAAGCAAACTCATTGTAGGGAAATTTTTATATTTTATATAAAAACCGAAAAATCTATCACAAAGGTATTGCAAGTATTTTAGCTCGAAGTGCTCATGCGTCATAATCTCTACCATCTGAGCTGACCATCTGTGGTCTGCTAAGAGTGCTTGAAAAATCTTTTCTTGAAAATCTTTTCCATATTTCGAGAAGTAATTCTCGTTACTCATCTAATCTTACCTTTTTTTAGGTTTCTAAGAATTTGATTATATCTTAGCAAATTTATGTTTTCAATGCTGTTTCTCTTTAAAAGTCTGTGCATTCCAATATTATCCCAAGATGGAGAATACTCACAGATTGACGTCTCAAGTTTTTTAATTTGTTCATGACTGAGATTGTTGATGTCTAGCCTTATTAGTCTTAAATTTCTTTCTATAAGCTTATTATCTTTTACTATACTGGCAAAGGCTTTTACCTTACTTTTAGCTTTAAATTCATTTGCATCGCTGACAAGGTCTGCTATGTTATATTCTGCTATCTCTCTTAACTTCTGGAACCTTTTCGCAAGACTTTTGTATCCTATACCTTTGACACCTGGAATGTTATCTGAGGGATCTCCTACAACACTCTTTGCCAGGCAAAAATTATTAGGATGTATTCCGTATCTTTCAACTATCTTTTCTGAATTAACAAAGCTTTTTAATGTAGGCGACCATATAACAACACGATCAGAAACTAGCTGATAAAAGTCATGATCAGAAGATACTATAATGACATTTTTATCTTTTAAAATATATTTTGACAAGTATCCGATTCCATCATCTGCCTCAGCATCTGAAATATAAACTTGACAAAAGGGTGCGAGTGACAGCAAGTTTATGAGTGTGCTTATTTGAAAATTTCTATTTTGATACGTATTAGGGATATCATTGTCGTAGTACCTGTTTAAATTTTGAGGTTTTGAGCTTTTTTTATAGTCGGGATAAAGGCCTCTTTTCTTTACTGATCCCCCGCCTTCCCATACAATTATTGCTGCTTCGGGCTGACATTGCTCAACAAGCCTACAAACACCATTAAAAAATCCTACTATACCACCGATGTGATCACCATTTGCTGACAGGGCTGGATTTGCAACAAAGTGGCGCGTAAATAAATTCAGTCCATCAATAACTAGTATTCTATCTTTGACCATTACTCATTAAAATCCAATTCTTCTGAAAGTGCTTTTATTTCTTCGTAAGATTCGGCATCAATATCAACATGATCATTTGAAGACATTATCTTTACAAGCGCATTGTTAAGCATTATCTCAATCGCTTCTTTCCAGTCTGGATCTGTCATAATGCTATCGAATTCTGTTTTTCTAAATTTTCTCTCATCAATAATTTCGCCAGATTGTGCGTCTGTCTTAGTTATTGTTTTCCAGCCTGATGTTCCTGCGACTGCATAAATCATATTGTCAACAACTATATCGTTTTTTGTACAATGCTTTCTTAACGTATCAAATACTTCTTCGTGTTCAACTATTCCTTTTCCAAAATGAATTTGAAAATTTGCTGTTCTAAAGGGCGGCGCGACTTTGTTTTTTACTGTCTTTGCTGAAACTTGGATGCCTATCACATCGTCACCGTCTTTTATCTGCTGGCCGGCGCCTAGCTTGATTCGTATAGATGAGTGAAAAGGTATTGCTTTGCCTCCAGGGGTTGTTGTCGGGTCTCCATACATAACACCAATTTTTGTTCTGATTTGATTTAGTATTACAAATAAAGAGTTTGTTTGTCCAATAACTCCAGTAATTTTTCGCATTCCCTTCGATATTGCTCTGGCCTGTAGCCCTATTGATTCTTTGTCATAGTCCCCTAAAAGTTCTGCTTTTGGAGAAGATGCTGCAACAGAATCCCAAATAATCGTTACAGGTACTTCTTTATCAAGTGCCTTTGCTTTTAAGATTGTTTTTTCAGCTATATCTAAAACTTCTTCAGTGCAGTGTGTATCAACATAGACAAATCGCTTAGATACATCAACACCTAAATTCTGCAAGTTTTCAACTGATGTGGCATTTTCTGTATCTATATAGACGATGATGCCTCCCATCTCTTGTGTGCTTCTTGCTATTTGTGTTGCTATATGAGATTTGCCAATTGAGGGTGGGCCAAATATTTCTACTATCCTACCTTCTGGTAGACCACCTCCCGATCGGTTTGCACAAATAAAGTCTAAAAGTTTGCTTCCCGTGCTAATCCATCGTCGGACATGCGTTGGGCTTTCGTCTTCCTGTAAATTATAAGCAACTCTAGTGCCCTTATCCTTATTTAGAGACTTAATAAGCTCTTTTGTAAAATTATCGCCACTTGGCATGTTTTCTCCTATTGTGTATGTATCATAAAAAAGTCAGTCAAAGTTTACAAAAATGGCCCAGTTTACTGGGCCATTTTATATCTTACTACGCTTAATCCATCAGGTCAGCGAAAGCGTCGTCTAAATTGCTATAACTCTTATCACCTTTTTCCTTACTGCTTGCAGTAGAAGTTTCTGAAGATTGTGTCTGGGGTTTCTCAGGAGTTTTTGTACCCCATTCTGTCCCTTCACCATCTGTATCATCTCCGTTCAACCACTTCTCAATAATTGCACTAATTTCATCATATGACTTCATAGTATACAATTCTTCCATGGAGGGAATATTTGACATCCACTCCTTTGTTTGATCGTTGTCAGAAGATAGCTTTGTTGACTTGCCTCTAGGGATTACATCAGTCATAGCCCACTTCTTCCCTGGTGCCTTTGTACAAGATACTTTAATATCTCGGCCAGACTTTGGATCTGTAATATCTCCGTAGTCTTCATCAAGCATAATCCCAAGAAGTTTTTGGTAAACAGTTTTTCCGAATGACCAGATTCTTACACCTTGATCTTCTTCCCCTCTTACAATAACTGCAGCGTAGCAACGCATGTTTGGGTATAGCTTCTTTGCTAACTCGTAAGATTCCTTAGATCCTTCTTCTCTTAGCTTTGCAATAAGCTCCTGAACAGGGTCTTTTTGTCCAAACTGGTACGGCGCGACAATACCTCTTGCGCCGGGAATATTATAATACCATTGTAGTTCCTTGAATGGTTGACCATCATTGTCTGGAAATGAAATCAGTCTAACTGTGTGTTCTTCTCCCTCCGATGGTTTCCAACTAGTATTTCTACTACGGTTCGCGCCGCTTAGTCTGTCGAGTTTTCTCTTAATCGCGTCAAAATCAATTGCCATTTTTTCTCCTTTAATTTGCAATTTTTAGTTTGCAATATTTAATTGCAAAGATAGTATACAAAATTATGGAAAGGAATACAAAAATTTATTTATTTTTTAGATCTGCCAAAAGTTTTTCTAAAGTGTGCTCGTTTTTTATCAAGCCTTGCTTGTGTTGTTCTTGTTCCGTCAGCTTCATGACCAAGTTTCATGGCCACGCCGCCGGCGGCTCCTGAGCCAGAGAACTCTTCTAATCCTTCTTCGTCTGCATCTTCGTCGGCGCCTGTAGTGCCACTTGTGGACCAGATGCCGTCGTCGTCTTTGTCAGTATTGTCTTCATACACGCCGCTTGAAAATCCCTTGGGATCTGCATCCCCTCTAACCCTGAGTCTTACATTTCGCGGTCGTTCTTTAATTACTTCTTCTTCGCTTTCAACAAGATACAAAAGTGAACCTTTATATAAGCAGTTTTCAAAAGAAGCTGCCTCTTCAAGACTGTCGCTGGGATAACTGACAAATAGCTTTCTTAAAAAGCTGTCTTTGCCCACAGGTTCTCTAATTGTTTTATTATCAGGCTCTTCAGATCCTGTAAATCGTTCAATGCCTGCAGCAGGTATCTCGTCTGGCATTAAGTGTGGATTCTGGAGTTGTTTTATTAGTTTTATTAATTTATTTTGAAGATTTGCACCAACAAACAATGCTCTAAGTGCAGATCCCGGGCTTATAACTTTAGGAAGGGGTCCTTCAAGTATTTTTAATATTGTTAAAGTTATCTTCATTGATGATGATGCATCATCATCATTTCTTCTGAGCCAGTCATCAAAACTAGCTTGATCAACAACTATTTCTTCACCGTTGTCTTCGTATGACTCGATAAACATTCTTACGCTCTGTTCTATGACAACGCCTAATCCGACATCAAGTACTCCGTCTATGACCTTAGCTAGTGTGTAAGCTCCTGATCCTGTGACTAAGCCTCCTGGGCCTGTTACAGCAGCGCCTGCACCTCCAGCGCCAAGACCTAACGCTTCTTCCCACGGGATGATGGAAAAAATACTTTGAAATAAATCTCCAAAATCATCATACATGCTAGCTTGGTGGGTTTCTATCTCGCGTATTCCGCTAGTAAATAACTGTATATACTTTTCTTTCTCTAGCGACATTGATTGCACAGATAAGTTTTCTAACTCACTTGAAAACTTCTCGTCTAAGCTATATATTTGACCTGCTGATTTTTGAAGCGTAAACAAGTTAAAAAGAATAGATGCGATATCTATTCCTTGTCCGGCGCCTGGAATCATCTTTACTATAGATTCTGCGCCTTCAAAACCGAGTTCTAAACCATAGTAAGCTGCTGCTCTCTTTGTAGTTGCTAGTGCTTGAGTATCACTAAGCATTGGTAAGAAAATATTTGCATCGTCTGGGTCTGGCATCATTTCTAGTGTTGGTGCTTCTTTAATCGCGTTCAATGTTTCTGCAAGCTTGTACTTACTATCAACAACAATATAATCTTCTTTGCTCATTTTATCTGTCTCCCCTACTAGTTCATCATCAAGCGCTTTATCTGACTCATCTTCTTCATCTTCATCTTCGTCTAGAAAGTGAGTAAATGCATCATGTGGTATTATGGCTTGAGATAATCTAGAAAAATTAGAATCGGCGCCTCTAGACCCAAGCGAACCACGTGTATGTGTCCCTAAATCTTTTCCGCTGTAAAAGTTTCCGCCTGAACCATACAACTCTTTTAATTTTTTAAACTTATTCATCGCAATAACTATTTAAATAAAATAGTAAGTTCCTATTAAAACATTAACTAAAAATCTTATTATAATAAAAAACATAAGAATGAAACGAATTATTATTTCAGATACCCATATTGGGACAAAATTCTATCGATCAGAAAGATTGCTGCGTTTCTTGAAAACAGAAGAATATGACGAGCTGGTACTCGCAGGTGATATTATCGATTTTATTAAGATTCCAGTCTTTACAGAAAGATGTATGGAAATCATAAGCTCAATTGACTATAAAAATAAAAGCATTATCTATGTTGTTGGAAATCATGACGAAAGCTTACTTGGCTTAGTTGACAAAAAATTCTTCAATATCACCTTTTTAAAACGATATGATTTTGAAGATAATGGGAGAAAATTTAGAATTGAGCACGGAGATGCTTACGACAAAGGGATGATACACAACAAGTTATTTATCAAATTTCTATCAGTACTGCAGAACGTTTTAGAATTCACATTTAGTTTTGACTTTACAACTTGGTGGACTGAGATTCAGATTAAAAAGCACAAGCTAAGATCAATTATTAATATTTTACGTCACAATCCGAAAATTGATGTATTCATTATGGGTCACACTCACATACCTGAGGCGCTCATATGGGTAAGTGAAGATCAAAGTATCAAGACATATATCAATTCTGGTGATTGGGTTACGCATCAAACTTATGTAACAATTGATAACGGAGTAGCAAGATTAAGAAAGTTTGAATCTAAAGATTAACTTATGATTACATCAACTGGGAGTTCTATGCCAGAAGAGCTTTCAATCATTGTTTTTGTACCTTTCATAGCCAAACAATCATCTTTGTGACATTCAACTGTTATACTATCATGTACTGTGTAACAAGCATTGACATTATTATTATTTACAAACTCAAGAAATGCTAGATTACAAAAGTCCACCGCTGATGACTGTATCCATTTATTTATCAAACTCTTGTCTGAGTAAACAGGCCTTCCGTACATATTGTATATACAACCATTCTCTTTGAACTCTTTTTTTAACGATGACTCAAATTCTTCAAGTTGAAAAAATGTCTTTATTTTATTTAAATCAGCAGACTTTCCACCTAATAGCTTTTGTGATGTTGAATTACTTGCACCATAAAGAACAGACAAAATACCACGCTTGAGTGTTTGTCTATCTTTTACAGCAAGCTTAAGCTCTTCAGAAAGAAATTTGTATACATCATCATGACCAAAATCAATGCCCATTGATCGCAAATACAGGCTTGGTTCACAAGATTTAAAATCAATTTCAATAAGATTGTAGTCTTTATTTTTTGATTTCATTCCTGCTCTTTCGCGTTTACTACATGTCAAAAAATTAAACCCTTTTTTAATACTAGTTCGCCCTGTCAAGCTTTCATGAATATATGTAGGTTTAGCTATCTCTTTTCCAGATGAATCCAAGATGTCAACAAGATTGTCATAAAGTTCTAATCTTTTTGGATATGTGTAAAAATGATATGTTGTTAAATGTGATAATGACTGCTTAACCATGTTTATAAATTCGGTTGCATATTTATTATTTGAACTTTTGTCAAGTAATAAGTCCCAACGAATTATATCGTCTTTATTGATATTAAGCTGATTACAGAAAAATAAAAAGTATTCTCTATAAGTCATAATAGGGTCGAGCTTACTTATCATGCGCATTCTATTGATTAAATGAATGTCTATTTTTATTCCTTTCTTGTTATATTTTATAATTTTACCAGAAGAGCTTGGCGAAAACTCCTTGTTAATCTTTACTTCTTGTACAGAAACATGACTATAAAGTTTGTTCATAAAACAATTGTTATCTAAAATCTTATTTTTTACATAGAAAATAATGTTTGGGGCGGGTCCGACGAGGTCTATGTGACTAAATTCAGTATAGCGGTTATCTTAGATATTGCTTGACCTTTGAATGATCTAACAGCGCCTTGATTGGGCGCTACAAGCTGGCATGTAGTTATAAATTGGCCTGCTCCAATTGAGTGGTGCACAGAATTTACAACGTAAATATTGTCAAGTGACGTATTAGTACCAAAGTCTATAAAGAGATGCGAGCCTCTTGAAATTGTTGGATTTCCCATTGTTTCTAAAGTTAGTACAGAAGGAAATAATATAGTCTCATCGAAGTCAGGTTGATTTCCATGCTTTCCTAATCCATGAATTTGTTCATAAGCATCGATCATGGCGACATTTCCCAGGTCCTGGCCTGTTTTAGAAGATATCGAGACACCAATAACTGTACCTGTAGACGTTCCGTGAATTATGCTTGGATAAAATGTTCTTAACGCTGTTTTCCAGTAAGAAAAAGATTTTCCTTTTAGTACGTTTATAAATTCCTCACCGGAGCCTGTTGGGCCGCTGTCTGTTCCTGCTACAGCGCTGTCATCAGCTGTTCTTAATGCCCACGTGGCCAGATCTGGATGTGAAGTTGTAGCTTCGTCATAGACATGTATTCTAAGAATTGACTTTTCTCTTTCCAGACCAGAGTTTAGAATTTTTTCGCGAAATCCGCTGGTGTAGCCGGCTGCTCCCAAAGCTGCTAGTGCAATATCACCAACAGTAGGATTATCATCAGTTGAAGGTGTTATTGCGGGTGCTGTCTCGAAATAAATATTAAGATTCACTGGTACAAATCTGTCTATTGATGAAAAGCCTCTATAGCCGTCTCCCGATGTACCGCCTGGTTTGCCATATATTTTCTTCAGTAGCTTCTCAATTTCTGATGTTGTATTTTTTAAGAGTGTTTTTTTCCAAGCGGAAACTGCAAGTTCGTCTAGCGCTGTTGAGTCTAGACCTCTATTTTGATCTAAGATCGTTTGGATTTCTGCGTTGGTTTTGTCTTTATACGTTGAAGTTCCCAGGCCGGTATAAGCGTTTGTGATCTGGACTGCGGCATCTAATTTTACAAAATCCTTATATATTGAATGTGAGCCCCCTGGAGAAAAAGTGCCGTAAGCAGGAAGTGTTCTATCACTCACAATACCATCAAAAATATTAAATGCGCCCTGCACGCTCAGTGTATTACTAAGACCTCCTCTTTTTGTTGCGCCTAGGGATTTTCTCATTTTATCCTGAACTCTATTGAATGGAATTGGTAGGCTTGCTGTTGTATGCTTTCTTGCAGCGCCAGCGTGATTATTGACTGGATAAAATATTAGCTGAACTTCATCATAGAGGCCGGATGTTGCCATTGGGTGACCAATAAACTGAGAAATTAATTTTCCAAGCGAAACATGTGGATCAGTGTCATTTACCTCAGTATAGTGCAGTGGTCTAGTTCCATTAAATCCAATCATGGGTGGTACAGTGGGTGGCGTGCCCATGCCGGTGCCGAAAGCTACTGCATCTGTGACATCGCAGCTTGTTACGCAAGCAGTTTGAAATGGGTCAAGTGTCTTGTTACATGCTTCAAGTTTTGCAAAAACTAAATCGCCTGCTTTGGCAGTATTCCCTGTAAGCGCAGCATTTATACTATCTAAATATTTTTCATACTGGGCTTCTGTAGTGCCAGCCAGAGCGATAGAATTGCCCGTAAGTGTAAAAATCAATTTTTCGGTCAGCAACTTAGCTTCAGCGATGGTGAGGACCCCGTCTGAAGTGGCCGTAATAAATTTATCTTGTAGCCCAGCTAGTTGCTTAAAAGGCACCATTTGATTTAAGCTTGAAAAATTTGAACTTGCAAGCACAACTTTATTTCTAATATCTTTAGTTCCATGATACGCATCTGTTCCGATTGATTTTCTAATAGAAGCTAAACATTTTTGTATCAATCCTTGATACAATCTGACTGACGTGTGAGTTCCGCCTCCAGCATGAACAGACTTAATTTGGGCGATGCCTGTACTTGCAAGCTCTAGAACAATGTCTACAGAATTATTTGCTCCAAAATTGTAGCTTGCATTTTTTAAAGTATACAAACTTACGTCCCTAAGACCATTCAAGTATCTGCCAATTGTATTATTACTTGATATTGTTGCGTCTGGGTGTGACCAACCAAACTCAAGATACAACTTTGTAAAGCCAAAAGCGTCCTGACTCAAGAGCGGTGAAAGCATAGCTATTCTTGACTTGTCGTGTAAAGTCAATTTTATAGTCGCAGTTTTTGTTGAAAGAAGTGCTTGACCTTTGCCAACGATATTAACTTCTGCTGAGTGAATTGTCATAAAGGGCAAGAACGGGTCTACTACCTTGTTAAAACCCATTGTGTTTGCTCTGTTAGAAGCCCGTTCTGGATCAAAAAGATCGAATACCCAATCGTCAATGCCGCGTTGATTTTGATTAGGATTTACCATTGTCTGAGGTGCTGTAAAAAGATCCATAAACGTCTTGCTTGTGTCAGCCATAGCTATATCAGGAGGCACAACAGCTTCACCTGATACAGAATTATTCGCAAACATGTCGTAGCCTGCGGCATTTTCAAAGCCTAAAAAGCTTACATTGTTTAAGTGCGATGATTTATCCCTAGGGTCAATAGTGACAATTCTAAAGTCGAGATATGCAGTACACCTTGACATTTCAAGCGGCGAGACTGCACTAAAAAAAATAGGCAAGTGTGATGACTGTCTTCCAGAAAAATTCATAGCTGCGTCTTTAATAACAAGCGCTCCCAAGCTAGGCGCTTCAAATCTGGAAGGGCTTGATATGTTTGTATTTAGGTGTGACGCGGGCTGATATGTTCCGGCTGTTTGTGGTTTCGATGTAGATAAATTCGACCAGTCAACTTTATATTCTCCTTCTCTGTCGCCACCTGTTTCTTTTTGAGCATCGTTTGCGCCGTCGCTTAGTGAGGCTGATATTACATGAGATGATCTTTTCATAGAATTGTGATCAGCAGATGACACCACATTTGTCATTTGTGCTGCGCTACCTGCTGGTGTCGACGCGAAATGAACAGTCGTGGGGAGTGTTGTATCGTCCTGATTAATCATAGACGCAAATGATTCGCCGGCGTGACAAATAGATAAAAGATGTCTCATAACATGGTCACTGCCGTCTTCAATACCATTGTCGATGATGGTCTTGAAGTCATGCATAAAATGCATTCCTGTTGTTCGATCTAAAAGCTGTCTTGGTATTTTCTTTCGTTGCTGTCTATTTTTGCTTTTCTTTGTTTGCTCTGAGATATCTTCTCGTTTTGTGCCAAGGACGTCGAGCAGTCTCGAAATGGCTCCATACGGAAGTGCGCCGGCGGTATCATATGAACCATCAAGGCCTGGGATGAAATTTTCAAATTCATCGACTGCTTCAAGAAAAAACTTATAAGCAACGTTATAATTTTTATAGCTAGGATTGCTCATGCTAGAAGCGCCAATGTTTGAGATAGATCTGTAGGGATTTTAACAACTACGCCTGGTGGTACTTGTAAACCCCACCCTATACCGCTGGCTGCTGCTATTACCCACCAAAGAGAACCATCACCGTATGCTCCAGCTGCTATATGATCTAATCTCTGCCCTTGTTTTATAATTTGTATTGTAAACTTAAGGTTTCCAGAAACTATAGCTCTTTTTATAACAAAGCTTGCTTTACTGGGACCTACCATACCTTTTCTTTTTTTTGCAAATGCATATCTTGATATTGACATTATACTTTACCTTTACCTCTCGGTGTTCCTGTAGATCTAATAAAGTCTTCCAGACCTGAAGCGCCTAGACCGCCGCCTCTTCTAAATAATAGTTCAGAAGTTGAGTTAATTTCACTATAAACGTCTCCTGAAATTGATCTCATAATTGAACCAACATTATAGAGTGGTGCTCTATTGTAACCACTGTGATCGAGTCCAGGGGGAATATCGTGAACTACGTCGAATCCAAATGAAATCTCGCAACCTATCGGTGCTCTCGCATTATAATCAGTTTCCCAAGGTATGTCTTTATCCAGCCACTTAAAGTTTATACCTGTCATTACACCTGCTAGGCCGCGGCCTCTTGTTGCATGAAAACTTTTAACAAATGGATTTATTTCCGGTCTCATGAAGTGACTTTCAGGATTTTCAATAAATGACATAATGACTGAGTGTAATGCATTTGCTACTGAATTTCCGCCCGGGTGGGCTGACCCTTCGTATATGTCTGCTGAAAGCATAGTTTCCAGGCCGGCGATTTGATCGAGCCCCGCGGCCATCATGAGCTGCCCAAACTGCGTTGCATTAAAAAGCCTGTCAGGTCGCGACTGAATATCTCTGTGTTTTGCAAGAAGCACTAATCCATCGAATTCCCCTGCTGCAGGATCTTCGACCTTTACTCTATACATAGTTTCTCCGCCGCGGGATAGATCACTCACAATTTCGTCTCCCGAGACCCTGGGTTTCACCCACATTCTTCTTGTTGTATATATAGTTTGGCCGGTATCTTCGCAAAAGTATCCATCAACCATATTTGGTGCCAAATGAAAAACATTGAATTCTCTGTGGCTTCCTGGTGGGCCTTCAGCTCCTGGAAACGATTCTGGATCTTGTAGCAAGTTCAAAATCTGTGCATTGGCTTTGGTCGTAGTGAATCCATTCACCATGATGCTAGCAAGACTTTCGCTACTAATATCTGCCAAACCGTTGAGTGCGATCTGGGCCGACGGATAGCTGATTCCTGGGATGAATCTTGCAGCTAACTCAACTAAGCCATGATAGCTTCCATAAACAGCGACTAGTACCATAGTAAGGATATCTCTGGTGGCATTCATTATATCCTGAAGAGGTTTGATTGCGTGTATGACATTCGAAACACCATCGCCGGTCGGCCGAGCTTTTACCTCTGGGTCGCCTATTCCAAAAAGTCTTGATAAGTTAAATCTCGAATAGTTTGACTTAATGACATCACCAATGCGAAGTCTAATTATTGGAGAAGCACCAATTACCTGGCTGAATGGCTGATAAAAATCTGCACCTTCTCTTCCGATAACAGGTCCACCAGACCACAACTCGATATCTCCAGCGTCACCTGAGTGTAAAAGTGTTCCTTGTGACCACTGTGGATATAGCATGGTGACAAGCTTATTAATCTTGAACCACATCTCATCAAAGTCTTCTTTCTTTGTTGCATAAACTGTAAAACTTACTGAAAGCGATCTTGTTGTGTTCTCATATTGCAGAACAGGATCCATTCTGCCATAGCCGGATACCTTGTTATAATTCGGTGTTATATCATCCTCAAGGCTGGATAAAAATGCATGAAATGATATAATTTCGTTTGTTCTTAAGTCGTGAAAATAGAAAGGTACGTATTCTGAGTCTAGTCTATCTTCGACTATCTTGACAACACGTTCAGGAATTCGATTTGATGTTCCATCTACGTCTAGCCCAGTATAAGTATTTCTAACCATCTGGCTTCCAAGCATTCCGGCAGCTGGATTTTCTCCTGAGAACGAGTTGTTGAGCCTGTTGGCGGCTCTTATTATATTAACTGGTAACAAGTACATTGAAGGTGTTGACGTAGAAGACCATGCAATCGAAGCTTCCCCTAATACCCCAGACTTAAAACCACTTCCTGTCTTTTCATCACCTGACCTATTATTGCCAATTCTACTTTTACCTACCCTGTTTGCAGGTAATGCATTTAACGCATCTGGGCCTCTTGGTTTTGAATTTCTTTCAAGATTTACTCCGGCGGGATAAAGATTATTAGAATCCAGTATGGATTTCTCGCCTATCATAGCAACAACATTCATAAACTTCATGAGTCTGTTGTCAGCATTGAAAACCCTTACAATCTCAACAATTGTTTCATAAGTAGAATCATAGTCTGTTTCATCTAGGAGCGCAAGCTTTTTTAGAAATGAGTTTGTTTCTCTGATGACTGAGTCACATACGGCGCTCCAATATCCAGGTGAATCACTGTATCTGTGCTTGTGACCTATTCCTGCTGCATTTACTGATTCATTTAGTACGTCTTGTGAAAGAGGTCCTGGGATTTCTGATCCAAAAAGAACTACAAGACCCTGCAGTAAAGCCTGTGAGTAATCTACTTCTAATGGCGTAAGAACTTGCAACTTGAACCATGAGTTGGCAACTAAGTTAGTCATTCTTCTTGACTTTCCTTTTTCAAGTGTACCTACTGACCCTTTATTTGAAAATGCAACAACGTCACCCATCAAAGCATTATAAACATCTAAATCATCTTGTTGGAGTTCAAAAGAAATACTTGTAAATACGCTAGTTATAAAATCATACAACGCTAAGATGCTCAATGCTGCTTTTATCTTGTGTGCTTTGTGACCCCTTCCTGTGAATGTAAGATAAGGATTATAAGTTGTTCCAAAAGATTCAGCATTTAATGAACCGGTTACAACAGGTATTGAGCGGCCTCCATCCTTTGCTGCAAAACCTCCAATGCTCGGGGCTCCATGCGCGTGTCTTGCTTGTAGCGATTTAATGTTTGTTTTTAAAATTGATGGATTGGGCCCACCCTGGACTCTTGTAGTAAAGTCTCCCGCTTCAATACTTTCAATAATTGCAGAAACATTAGCAGCTGCATCGCTATCATCGCCCGGGGTATTAGCTAGTGAATAACCAGTAGATCTTAGCATTAATGTTGCTGCAACATTACTTAGCTTTTTAATACTAGTGTGATAGTAATCATTTTCATAATTACCCATCTTAGTTTGGACTGATAGATTTTTCTTTCCTGCTTGTCTTGGCATCGTTGTTGATGTCGCTGTAAACCCTTCATCAAGTGCGTCTGAGAATCTATTATTGTACCTTAGTGCGCGTGTTGATGCTTCAACAACATAGTCTTGTGCGGCGTCACCTATATGTTCCTCATTAACACGCTTAAGCAAATCATGCGCGGGTCTTGAGGGCAGTTCACCAATAGACGAGTCAAATGCAGGTGCAGTACCCCCTACCTTATCTATAATTTTAGATAGCCCTGTGCCTGGACTGGCTGATCCTGCATCAAAATAAAGACTGTTGCTTAGTTTGTCAAGCTCTTGAAACCATGTTGAAGCCCATGGGCAGTGATTTGATGGCCGAGTAAATGTGCCTAATATTAAAGGTTTGACATGATCATCAGCTTTTTTAAGATTTGTCCCTCTGGTAGCTGAGATTGTTTCAACATTTCCCTCTTCAAACTTTTGAATATTAGATGAGTTTTCAACAATATAACTTAGATATGCGCCAAGTAAACCTGTTGGTTGGCCGTCTGACAATCCTAGAAGTGGTTCACCTGTACTTGGTTCCACACCCAGTCCGTCACCTTGCGGGGCGCCGCCCGGTACGTTTACTTCGCCTCCTGTCTTATCGACAGTTATCGTTATTTGGTTTCCGGCTCCGACCCCAATGCGGCCTTGTAAGAAGTTTGAGAGAGTTTCTCTAGCCATTGTTCATCCTTCATAGCTTGTTTGATGGTATCAATTAAGATCAATCTGGATCCTTCGTTTGATAACACTTCATTCATTCTCTTAATTGTGGGCGCAAGCCCTTTTGTTATTTCATTAAAATATTCGTTAGCCAATTTTGCGTCTTCTTCGTTTAAGTTCTCTTCCATCTTTTTCTTTAGATCGAAAACTTTATCATAGATTGAATCCGGGTCAATTAGACTTTTTAAATTTCTTGAATTTTTAACATCTTGATTGCTCATTTTACCTCACTTGATTGTTTATCATAATACGCTTGCAATGACTTTGCCTTTTACGGGAGTTTCCATTACTATTTTAGTTAATTTTACTTTAGGTATTGCTTCTAAGACGGTGTCACCATTAATTGATAGTGTTATATCACCTTCGTAACCTATACTACCTAAGCTTTTAAATCCTTCTACTACAGCTGCGGCAATCTCTTCTGCGAGCGTATCTGCGGTTTGTTTTTCGCTAGCGCTAATGAGTCTTTGTATCTCTGTATTTTCTGCCTCGGTGCCAGGAACTGCAGGCATTGCTGTTACTAGTCTAGATGATATAATTTTTAAATTATCTGCAACTGCTGTCATATCTGACAATTCGATTTTTCCTCCGTCCATCTTAAAAGTTGAATCAGGGGATAATGCAATGTTGTCTACAATTATGCCGGCCTTTGCTTCAAAATCTAACTTAATTTTATTCATTAAATCTGGACCTAAGACCTTTTGTATCGCCTCAGCATCTAATTTTGAAAGTGCTTCCATATAGTTGTTTACAGACTGGACTCCGGCGTTTTTAGCAAAAGTAGGTAATTTTTTGAACGGATTCTTTATAGCTGTATACCCGCCCTTAAATCCTTTAGTTACACCATTAGCAAACTTTTTACCTGCTATCTGCCCTTGCTTCTCCATGTCTTTAATCATGGATTCAATTCCAGGCTTGATATCTTCTGTGTATAATGCAATAGGCGACTCGGAGAAGAGGGAGCTGCCTTGCCCAACCGCGGACTTGGCGAAGTTCTCTTCGAAGGCTTTTCCACTATCCTCGCCGCTTTTGCCAAAAGCGGCGATTGTTGACTCAACGCCGGGCGCGATGAGTTTTGCAGTTTCATCTGCTGCTTTTTTGATTTCTTTGGCATCGGGTAAAAGCGAAACTTTTGGAAGGTTCTTCATTGCTTTTACTAATACTTCGGGTGCTTCGCCTATTATTTTCATAGCAGCTGAATTTTCTGCTCGAACTCTCTTCATTTCGTCTGAATTTAAGAATTTACCCATTTCTTTATTGACACCAATTAGTCCCTCTTTTAATCGCAGAACATGACGAGCATTTTTTGACATCTCTGCTCCCATTATTCGATTTTTTGTTGTCATTGTATCAAAAAGTTCAGGTATTTTTTGTTGCTTAATAATATTAAATGCGTCTGCTTGATCTTTTGCTGCTGCTGTTTGGCTTGCAGACTGAAGCTCTGACTGTGATGTAATTCTTTCACCTGTCATTAGGAAAGTTCTCATTTCACCAACTTGCAATCCCAAAGTTTTTGCCAGTGTTCTTTGTCTTGCACCTGTCATATTCTCAACATCTACGCCTTGCATTAACAGCTCTTCTCGCATTCTATGAAGAAATGTTTCCTCATCTTCGTTTGCAAGATACATCATTTCCATTGTATCAAGTTGGATACCAAACATTGATGACAAGTCTCCCATTTTAGATGCCGCTGTCTCAAAGTCTCTAAACGGTGAGAGCATCCCTTCAAAACCGCTGAGCGATACACCCATCTGCATTAACGATGCTGTCATTCTGCTCGCACCTGCTTCGCCCATCTTTGTGAATGTATCCATATCTGACATCACATCTTTAATGCCGTGCGCAAGAGCTTTTAATGGAATGCCTGTTGCCTTGTGTATCTCTGAAGCATGAACTGCTATATTCTGGAGTATCTTATCAGACGTCTCTCCAGATTCAATGTAGCCCCTTCGAAGCATATCTGCTACTTCTGTACCTGTGTAACCCATTGTTTGTTTAAACAGGATTGATTTTTCCATGACGCCTTCTGTCATTTCAGCAGCAGCATTATATGTTCTTGAAGCAAGCTGGTCCTGTAAAAAGTACATGTCTTGCTGCATTGTCTCTATGTCTTTGTAATAACCTTTTACGTCTGATTTTGTAAATACGCGGTACGAATCTTTAAATATTCTAATCTGTGACTTTGCAAGACCTTCGACTACGTTATCTAATTGTGTTCTTCCTGTGATATACGCTCTTGTGAGATTGCCGCCATATCTATCGAGAATATTTTCTAATGCATTAGCATTTCTTGAGTTAGCATACTTTACAAAGGAATCGTAAGAATCCATTGCAGCTTCAGCTGTATCAAAAGTAGCTGAACCAATTTTCGTTAGCAAAGTACGTTCAGCACCTACCACTTGGCTAGTTGTTCCTGGAGATGTTCTAGCAGAAGGCGGAGCACCTGTGTACGGAGGTCGGGTTCTAGGCGTCCCAGCGTTTGATCTACCACCAGGTGCATATGCTGATCGTAGTTCTTGTCCAACTTGGGTTGCAATTGCAGAAGCTAATCTATCAATGTCCCCTGCCGCTAATGTGACCTCTTGAGGTGCCAAACTATGCTCCTAGTTATAAATAAATATGTCACTTAAATTTTTTATCTAACATTTCCTGATAGTCTGATAAAGATTTAGTATCCGATGAGTCTGCTTGAGGCATATTGCCAGAGCTATCATTCTTCTTTTCGAAATAGTCTGACAATCTTTTAATAAACCAAGCGCGGTACCTGGTTGGTAATCTTCGCACATCTGAATATCCCATGTTCATGTGCATCTGTAGGACAAAGCATTCTTCTAAGAAGCTTTCCCTCCAGTTATTTGTTGGGCCAAAAAAATTCTGCCGTAATCGGTAGCGCTGAGTCGTTTTCAGATGAACAATTTTTGCAATCAAAGGCCCATCGCATATCCATCCCTGGCTCGTGCTCTGAGATAAACTGTCTTAGCGACTTAGAGTCATATGCAGGCATATTTTGAACAAAATGTTGTATCTTCACTTTGTCTGTCTTGCCGTCGATTGATAATATCGAGTGTGACAAAAATGACGTAACATTATTTTCAGTTTTTGAGTTTAGAAGTCTTGATCTATTTTTAGAAGTTGCTACCCTATCTTGCTCGTCTTTGTTTGTTAGAAACTTAAATGTGACTGTCTTTTTTGTTACAGGTAACTTGAAAGAAAATTCATTTTTACCTTCTTCAGTCGGGCTTATTGTTAGTCTTTTTATTGGTAATTCAGCTAGATTAGCTACTATGTTATTTGCCTCGCCGCAAGATTCACATGTTGCGCTAGCTTTATATTCAGGACCGTAGCCAGTAACTCTAATTCCAATCATAATCGCAACACGATCTCCGTTGATCATTTCTTCTGGGCTAATCGTTTTGTCTGTGATGCATGACTTAATAAGCTCAGTGATAACTGTTCCTTCTTTTATATAAGCCTGCGATGATAAAATATCTTCTTCATGGGCTGTCATTGCTTTTATAGCAATAGTTTCTGTATTGTATAATCTACTTTCTGGTGAGTATATCACACCTTTTGACGGAAGAGGAATAGTCTCAACAGGTATTTCCCACCCAAAGTCGTTTTTCATTATATCATTTTTGGGCAGCCCTTCAGGCATACTACCGAATAGTTCAGATTTTGACATTTTTACTCCATAAAAAATAAGCGTTCATAGTATTCTATGAACGCTTAGATAAATAGTAAACAGTAAAGTTTAGAATTGCAACACGCAGTTGTCAAACTTGAGTGTCAAATCAACCACCATTGTTTCGTCTCCTGTATAGTCGAGTGTGCCAAAGGTTGCATTTGATATCATTGCACCTTTTACATCCCATAATTCAACAACTGTTCCAATCGGATCAAGTAGTTTAATTTGAATGTCACGCTTATAGAAGTCTGCATAGCCTGCTCTTCCTGAGACAGACTCGTAGTGTGTTCTTATCCATTCCATGACTTGCTGGGCACCTGACGGTGCTATAGGATCGTGAAGTGTTACCGACATGTCTCCAAAACTAAGCTTACCAGCTACCATTCGATAACTGTTTATAAACTCAATTTTCTTATCAGAAAGGGTTATTGTAGGTCTTGAAGTCTTTGTAATCAAAAACGAATCAATCCCCTCTATAGCAAGAACCCATCGATAATTTCTTTTGGGCTCAAACTTGTTGGGTAGCATGTCTGTAACTGATAATGTTTCGGCCATTTGTTATTCTCCTAGTCCTAAATATATATCTCTTATTTAGTTTTTTAATTTACTCACCAGTATTTGATGCAACAAAGTCTAGCGAAACGAACTCAACTGTTCTTGTGGGTTGTAAGTATATCTTTCCACGAAGAGTATTGTTCTCAACATCTGCTTGAGATGTTGTAGAAGCATCAATAATTACCTTGAATCTATCAAGTCCTTGTAAGTCTTGAATATTTTGAAGTATTGGGTTTACTAATGCGTTAAATTTCTCTAATGTTTCTGATCTATTTGGTTCAAAAAGTAGTGTATTTGCAACATTTTTAACCTGTCTTCTCACATTTATTAAAAGCCTTCTAACATTAACTCTATCAAGTGCTGATGCACCTGCGAGCAGTGTCTTTTGACCCCAGACACTCAGGGCGCGCCCTGGGTATGCAACTATTGGATTGATATCTGCGTCGTACAAATCATCCAAATTTTCTCTATTTAACTCAAGGCCTGCCGAGGCTTGTTCGTATGCACCGTTACTGTTATTAGAAACTGAACCTCTAGAAAAGCCAGCAGGCGCAAACCATGGATGACCTAACTTGTCATTAAGTGCATATGCACCAAGAACGACGCATGATGGAGGAACGTCCATTGCTGTATGGGTTGCTGGGTGATTAACAGTTACATCGGGAAAGTAAACAGCTGCGAACGAAGAATCAAGTCCTCTATTTCTAAATGCTGTTACTGTGTTTGAAACATGAGGTGTTTGGAGTGATGATGTAATAACAGTGTTAAACTCATCTCGCTCTTCAATATCCATGATGTACATTGCATCAAATCTTGTCTCCACTTCATTGATTGCATAGTCTGTTATTGAAGCATGTCTCATACCAGGAGATACCAATAACTTAATATCAACGCCTGACGTGTCTCCCATTATATCAACTGCTTTTCTGTAAGCTGAGACTGTTGAGCCTGCTATGCCACCTTGCAAGACTTCGTCGTCCATTTCTCTCTTTGCTGCAGTGTTTGTCATTCTTTGTTTTTCAACATCAAAGATATCAAGTCCGTCAAAGCCTCCCTGCATAGGAATGGTAAACTTTATATAGTTTCTATTAGCATTAACTTCTAAGTCGTCAACTGAAAGTGCTCTTGTTTTATTTTCGTGATTAACAGATATATTTCCGTCTCTTACGTAAGATGCGCTCACCCAGTAGTCTGAGTGTGCTTTGTTTTTATTTTCTAAGAAAGAACCTGTTCTTACTCTAATGTTTTCAAGAGTAAATCTACTTTTTTGAAACAAGTCACAGTCTAAAGTAGATCCCGCTGTATCTGCCACGCCTTGATTATTGCCAACAGCAAAGTTTATTGCATCTTTTCTATGCACTGGGTAATACTTAGTAAACCCACCTATGCCTAGATCGTGCGATGAAGGATTAACTGATACAGATCCTGCGATAGGTGCAGGAGCGTTGGAATCTTCAATTTGTTCCCACCTTTCTGTATTAAAACCCCAGAAGAAATAGCTCTTAGTATCTATGCTTGTGCCCGTTCCAAGCGTTATCTTTCTTCTGTAGGGTATTGGGGGAGGCTGAATTCGCCTAAAAAGGTCGGTAACTACCATGCGGTCGTTATGAGTACATAGCAATGTTCCTGATGTCACAAGATGATCGGGCCCTCTAAAGCCGAAAGGCAAGGCGTCCTCAGGGACTTCTTTCTTTTTCATAGCCTCAGACATTTCAACCCTAATAAAGTTATTTGTAACCGGGTGTGTTCCGTCAATTATGAGTTTTTGTGATTCTGCATTACTATCAAAGTCATATCTAACATGCTGATCTCCGATTATTCTTGCAATATATCTGTCAGAGCCTGGATCTAGTGATAAACCAGAAAATGTCTTAAGTATAGCAGGCGAATCGTCTGAGTCTTCTATATTTCTAACATAAAGATCAAATATTCCGTACTGGTCTGTGTCTGACATTGACTTCTTAAGATTTTTTATTGATATCTTGTATTTGCCGGCTGCAAAAGACCCGTCATCGACTGAATGCAATCTGAATAGATTATAAGGCGTGGCACCATAACCTTGTGATGTTATAAAAGGCGTTTTGGGTGTTGTGAATCTATCTTCGAAAGATTCATAAACAGGCACGTTTGCAGATAGTGCTCCTGATCCCTTTCCTACCCTTGCAACTGATGATGTAAGAAGGAAACCAATGGATTCTTCAGAACCGAGTGCTGCCTGTATGGCGCCCGATCCTGTTGTTATTGCCAAATTTGGATGAATATCGAAGTGCGAGTAAAGTAAGTGACCTGCTTCTTCAATTCTTGAAGGTTTCGTGTTGAAAACTTTTGATATGTATTGTCCTGAAGCTACATCAAATGATCCAGAAATTAAGTTAGGATAGTCTGTCGACCCTTTGTGGCCGTTAAGTACTAAAGTAAACTCCTGATTTCCACCCTTAAGATCGACAGATCCGGTGATATGACCTTTTCTTCCCATCCCAGTTGTGCTAGTCGCTCTTGCTGTTAAGGTAGCTGAAGGTGCTGTTTGATCTTTTGCTCCCATATGTATAACAACTCCACTGGGTGCCAAAAGCACGCCACGTAGAATTGGGACTGCAGCTGTAGTCTTCTGTATACCAGTCTCACTGAATATCGTGTTACCGTTCGACTCAGACATGAAACAGCCCAGAAAGTATGTTCTTCCCTCTACTGAACCCACTCCGGCATTTGAATAAATACTGTCACCCACCAACCCGCTGTTCTGAATCTCTTTTGACCCTACAACAAAACCCGCGTTTGTCACATTTCCAGTAGAAGACGACCTTTTTTTGCCATCTCCTACACCAAGAACTCTCAAGTAAGTACAAGACCCAGCGTTTGCTAACCACTGTTCTACTGCGACATAACCGATGCCTTGCTGATTGTCATCGCTGCCGTCTCCGAAAGCCATCACAAAATCTGCTGAGCTTCCGAACGTAAGAGGAACAAAGGCCGGCCCTTTTTGAGACGTACCAATAATACCGGCTGGCACACCTGTCGGACCCCTAGAAGTGGGCTGCGAAAGATCTATTTCTCTTGTGCTTACTCCAGCTGATCTAAAAGTAATTTCACCCATTTATAATCTCCATTCAAATTGCTTGTTATATCTATTCAAAACTAACACCTGCATTTGTAATAATAAAGTCCATTGCAATAAATTCGACTGCTCTTGTTGGAACCAGAATAATTTTACCATTTAGTCTATTTGTTTCAATATCCTCTTGAGAATTATTTGTTGAGTCCATAATTACGTTAAACTGATCAATCCCTTGCTGAGACTGAATTAGTGAGAGTTTCGGTTTGACTGCTGCAAGGAATTTTGCTCTTGTTGCAGGTGTGTTTTGTTCAAATAAGATATCTAAAGCTGCGTCTGAAACAATTCTTTTTACTTCTAAGAGCATTCTTCTAACATTGACTCTATCGAGCGCTGATCTTGCAATTTGAAGTGTCTTTTGACCAAAAATTACGAAGCCTCCGCTACTTGGAAAGTTAGCTATAGGATTAAGTCTTGTTTCATATAAAATATTTCTATCTTCTGAATTCAATCTGATTGTTGTGTTTAGTACTGATGATAGTGCACCTCTTCTAAATCCTGCTGGTGCAAACCAAGGAAACGAAAGCTTGTCATTAAGTCCAAGCGCACCGAGTGCAACAACAGACGATGGGACTTGAACAGCGTCACCGTTGATTTCATCTTTTATAATCACATCTGGGTAATAAGCTGCTGCGTAATTACTGTTTAATGCTCTTCCTGCAAACTTTTCTACTGACTTTCGAACACTTGGTCTTTCTGTATCACCTTCGTAAAGCCTAGTTTCATTATCATCATATGAAGGAACATCCATAACATACATTGCTTTGCTGAATGCCTCTGTTCTTGTAATTGCATGATTTGTAACGAAATCATCTCTTATACCAGGTATGACTACTAAATTTACTCTTGTTGAAAATTCATCAGTCATAATATCAATTGCTTTTCTATATGATGCAACTGTATTATTAAGTTTACCAGTGCCTGGCGCTGAGTCTGTGTGTAAGTTTTGATATGAAACAGTGCCGCCGGCGGCTTTTCCACCTGCGGAAAGCGATGACGCTTTGTCATTCATTAAACTTTGATCCCTATCGAGAATATTTAGCCCGTCGAAACCACCATAAAACATATTTGTAAACTTAAGGTACTCTGTAAATCTATTAAATTGAACTGATGATCTTGCTGACATAAGACTTCCAAAGGTCAATCTAGTTCTGTCACCATCTTCAACTGTGTATCTTGGTGCACGAGGTGATCCATTTCTAATGTAAGCTGCTTCTCGCATGTGGTCAGATGTCGCGCCTGTCATTGCAGTTGTGATAGCTGATGTTAGGGTTGTTGTAGAAGAAGCAGGTTCGTTTGAAAATGCAACTTTCGCTAAAGTAAACTTGTTATTGTTTAGCCTGTCTGCGCCGCTTCCTGTCACAAGAGCGTCCATCTGTGCGAGGCCTGCAAATTTTGAAAGTGACTTAATAAGCGGGTTTGGAGTAGCACTTGCATTTGCCTGAAGTGCTGCGTTTGTAAAGCTGCTGGAGAAGGGTAAGTATTCAAACTGTACGCCAAAGTAGAATCTTGAGTCTGCCAATTCAAGTGTTCCCGGATAACCAGTAAAGTAAGGAGATGAAGTATTGCTAACTGCACCACGTGTGGCCTTGTAGCGCAGCGGAACAGGCGGAACAATTGACGATGTTAAGTGTAAAAGTGTTTCATCAGTTGTTAAGGCTCCTCTGCAACCAGTAAGCCTAAGCGCTGTTGAGGCAGCTGTCGTGTGGCCCACGCCAGAGATTGTAGAATTTGCCCTGTCTGTAAGTGAATTTGATGTTTTCATTACAGGTAGTCCTCTGAAGCCAAAAGGCATTGCTTCAGCCGGCGTCAATTGATCATCGACGTCACCGTTCATAATTACTCTTACAAATTTTGATTTATTTTGTCGCTTTCCAGAAACATTAAGTCTACGCTCAGATTCTGTTTCAGCATCAAAGTTAAACGTTACTTTCATATCTCCAATTTTATTTGCAATATAGCTTTCATCGTTTGGGTTCAGGGTACAAAGCGGGTATTGTTCTAGTATTTTAAGATTTGTATCAGAATCAGCAAAGGCTCTAATTAACACTGTAAATGTTCCGTACAGATCTTTTGGATCAATTGATCTTTTAAGATTTGCTATAGAAATCTTGTATTTTGCACTTGCATTTGCACCATCATCAAGTGTTTCAAAGTGGAATAGATTATATTCTTTAGAACCAAAAGGTTGTGATATGAATTTTGTCGTTTGTGCGGGTCTGTATCGAGTATTAAGAGAACCAAAAAGTTCACTGTACGCTGTTCCTTTTCCTCCGCCGGACTTAGTCGTTGCAGCACTACCAGACACAATTCCTACTGATGCAGTTACTACAGTCCCACCAGTTACCGGTCTTGAAACATTAGCTACCTCGCTCTGTACAGGCATATCTAAGTAGAGCAAGTGTTGCTCTTCATTAAATCTCTCAGGATTAGTATTAAGAATTTTTCCAACGTAGTGAATGCTTGATGGATCCAGTGATGCTGTAAGAATTCTAATTCCTGCATGACCTTCATCGTTTCCAAAATCTGTTCCAATCGCAGACGAGAGGATTAACCTGAACGCGCCCTGATCTCGAGAGTCATCATACTGACTTATTTTTGCAAAGTCTGGTGTAGCTGATCTTCCAGTTGAATAATTTGCATCACTATTCATGACCTGAACTCTGGATCCAGTCGCTGTAAATATCACCCCTCTGACTAGGTTGACGTATGTTGCTGAGTTTGTCGAATCGTTATCTGTAAAGATAGGATAACCATTTGTCTCAACTCCTGTCTTTATGTCATGACCTGCAACAATAAACTGAACATGGCCCGCGCCGGCGTTGGCGCCAATCTGTGTTCCTTTAATTTTAAATCCGGCACTCTTAACAGTACCTTTTGTTCTTGTAGCTGATATATCAGTTGTTGTTTCATTGGCGCCGGCTCCGAGCACACGAATAAAAGTTAGTGCTGTTCTATGCCTAAGCCACTCATTAACAGCGTAAGGCCCGAACCTGTCAGGATCAAGTGTTCCAAATTTCTCTTCAAAATCTAAAAAACTTCCAACAGTTATTGGAACGAAAGCAGGTCCTTTCAAAGATGTACCGATCACGCCTGCAGGAACACCGATGATCTCAGTTGTTCTTTGCGTTAAGTCTACTTCTCTTTCGAAAAAGCCAGGCGATCTGAATGTCTGTTCTGCCATCGATTTCTCCTCAAAATTCTATAGTAAGTATATTGTCAAACTCTAAATATCATTTTAATTATTCACTTTGGGTTTCAATTTCCCTGATAATTTCTGATGATATTACTGTCTCGCCTGAACGCTGATTTCTAAGCCGCACTCTTGAAAACCCTACCTTAGTGTCCTTAGTAAACGGATTAACAACAACACTCTCAATTTTTTCTCTCGACTCGCCTCTTCTTAGCTTGTTCTCATCTGAATTTGTTAAGTCATTTAATGCATGTCTTTTCACCTTATCAGATTTACTTTCTGGCTGATAATCTATTACCTGAGCGTTACCCTCGTAGTAAGTAAAATTAATTTGTGGTGCAGATACATATTTTCTTATTAGCTTGGGCATGCCTGGGTGCTTTGGATTAATTATGTATCCTGGTATTGTAACTGCAAATGAATGCTTTATTATTCTTTCATTTTCAGTAAATTCATCAAGATTAGAATTATTTGAAAAAGGTGAAGCGAAAAATGCTACAAGCTCATACCCACCATCTGTGACTAAGGGTATTTCTTCTCCCTGGCCACCAAAGCTTAATAAAAGTGTTTCTATCATCTGGTTAGACTGTTGCATATATTGAGTCCAGAATACAACGTCATAAGTTACAGCAACAAATTCTGGATATGGTATTTCAAAAACTTCAAATATATTTTTACTTAAATTTTCACCCAAAGAGATCTGCGAGTTTCCATGCTTTATATTTGCAGAACCTCTTCTTGTCGATACAGTCCCAGGTTTTGCTAGTTTGCTAGGCGAAGTAGTTATTTCAAAATTCTTTGTAGAGGAAACATTTTTTTGATTATTTGCGCTTTGCTTGTTAATGATATTTTGAAATCTTCTATCTTTTTCATTAAGTCTGTACCTGACTATATAACTTTCTTGTTCTCTAAAAGCAATAGCTGTACCCTTATTTGCCTGACTTGGCGAAAAGTCAATATCTTTTCTCATTATTGAGATTATAGGTAAGATCAGTGCGTTATTCTTGTCGCGAATTGGATTTTTTCTTCTTGTAAGCGCAAATCTTTCACCTGACGCAAAAATTACAGGTACTTTTTGTGTTGTACCCTTGTGTGTTACTTCAAAAGATAATGTTTC